TATATCGAGAAACGTGAACAGGAATTACGTTATCCAACTGTCCCTCGTGATGATAATGTCGGAGGTGGCAAGGCACAATACAAGTATCCGGAAACGACACTCAACACGATTATCACGATTGATGACGATCGACGCATTAATGCTTTGAAACATCAGCGGGAAGTGATTGACGATTGTCTAGATGATGTGGGACACGATACGGAGGTTATTATCACTGAATTGTATTTTCGAAATCATCCAAGATATACTCTGGTTGGCCTAGTAGATAATAACTTATTGAGTGTTGGTAAGGCGCGAGCATATGAACTAAGAAACGCATTTGTTAATGAGTGTGCAAAGAGATTAGGATTGTATGATCTATAGTGGAAAAAAGTGAGAAAACTAGCCCCTATAATCGTGCTAAATTGGTAGTATGCCAAATGTGATTGACGTGCATGAAGTAATCCTCCAAATTACAGACTGGTAGTCGCTGTGGGCTAATTGGTAAGCCACAATGGGATGTAGGTTCGAGGCCTACCGGCGATATTGTTATATAGCATGGTCACTCATGAGGGCTAAAACTGTATAACACGTGCTTGTGGCGGAATAGGTAGACGCACAGTTAGGTGCGAGTAACGGGTGTTGGTTGACGACCAATATGTCCACACATCATGTAGGGTGCAAATCCCTACCAAGCACATTAAACGCGTCCGCGGCGTCAAAACGGACAATCTTCAAACTGCTCTCGCTTATTGGCGGGAGTTTTTTGATACATATGATTAGGAGGCATCACAATGCAAACAACATTAAAAATAGTGTTATGTGGCACGCTGGAAGACGTTAGAAAACGTATGGCGCTTGACTATGAAAGAATGTCTAAAATTTATCTTCAAGCCAATGTGGTTAGACATGGACATACTATTGAAATTAATAGCACTTGGATTAACAAGTACATCTCAGTTAGACAGCTTAAAAATATTGACGGGCTAAAGCCAAGATATGTGGAAGCTGATGTATCTGCATTCTTAGTAGCAACATCAAAGCAAATGGAACTAGTAACTAAATGGTATCAAAGTGTGTCGGTGATTAACTATGGCAAAGATGATTAACACACAATATGGCTACGTCACGCCACAAGAAGCTGAGATGGATGCTCGGTTAGACAAATGGATGAAGCGTCGTGCTAAACAGCATGGCGCTTTTAGTTTGGATAAAAATAAGGAGGTGCAACATGCTATGACGTTGATGAAGCATTGCAATTGGGGTGGCTGCAATAAGGTAGTGCCAAAGAGCCAATCGTTCTGTGACAAACACGAAGCGATGAACGAACAGCGTAAAGCTGATTACAAAGCTAGTTTAAACCATCAAAGCCAAACAGATACGGGCAAGCAAGTACGCAGAGACCATCAGGCTTATTATAATCATGTTAGACGTGACCCAGAAGCTAACACGTTCTATCACACTAAGCAATGGCAAACTGTCAGAGATTACGTTTATAGCCGTGATATGGCGACGTGCCAAGTGTGTGGTAATGCAGTAACTGACCGGAAGATTGTTGATCACATTCATCCGTTGAAAGTCAGCAATGAGGAACGACTTAGCCAAGATAACTTATGGACACTGTGCTATCGCTGCCACAATATTAAAACGAACCTTGAAGAATCAATTAAAGAACAATCAAAAGGAGCCAACAAACTAAAACATATTAGCCGAGAATGGTGGCAGAAAGCTATCAAGGAGAAGATCATATAACAATTAATAAAAGGAGTAACAACTAGATGGACGAATTAAATCAAGAGGAAGCAATCACGCTAGGCAAGTTTATTGGCCAATTGCTAGGTTTGGCTCACTGGTTACTGATAATGCTAGTAGTTAGCGGCTTGCTATGGCTGGCTAGTTTAACACCGATATTCACCAGCATATTTATTAGCATACTGTTGGAGCTAGCTTTATTGGGATGTATCTTTATAGCTGGCTTTATCCTAGTTGGCAACATACTAGCCTATTACTATGTCAAAGGATGTGCTAGTAGACGATTGGATGCTTATATTGCAAAGGTAAAAAAGAAAACAGGCAAGTAGAATTAATGAAATATCAGAAAAATCGACCGCAATGATTAAAAATACCCCCCACCGACGTTTAGGAAAGGAGCAATCACAACATGGTGGCGTTCTTTTTACGCGAGCAATTTTCAAAACTTTTTTTGAGGTGCCTTAACTAGCCGCTAAACGGCAACGTTATGGCATTTTATATACATAAATTTATAAAAAACTGGTAGCTATGTGCACCCTAACTAGGATATAGAGGTGATTTAGTTGAAAATTAAAGATTTGCCTGATTCACCGCCAAAATATATGGAAGGTATCTCGCGATATATGTGGCGCAGGATAGTGCCGATGCTAAAAGATAACTCGTTTGCTAACGAGATGGATAAAACGCTGGTTGAGGCGCTATGTGATAACTATTTTGTATTGCGAAGTAGTGCCAAGAGCATTAGCGAACATGGTGCCCAGTTTGAAGTATTTGACTATTCCACCGATAGCAAAGGCAAAGTAATTCATAAAGAATTGAAGGCTATCAAGAAAAATCCTGCGGTCGACAGCCTAGATAAGGCAACAAAGAATATTCGGGCGATAAGTTCAGAGCTTGGGTTGACCCCACAGAGTCGTGCTGAGCTATTAAAGCTTGGTGACCCTGATGATGATGACGAAGATAGCCCGTTTGGAGGTGATGATGATGGCGAGTTCTAAAGTGCAGCAGTTTGATTTTAGCCAACGAGGAGTGGAGGCTGATTCTGTATTTCGAAAATTAGATAACGAAGGCTATTTTGACGAAATCTGGAAGGCTTACCGTGACCCGGCTACTGCCTATGCTTATCTGGTACTTAGTGGTAAACAAATGGCAGGGCGAAAAATGAAATTGGCCCTATTTCGTCATCTGAATGACTTGAAACGGAGCTTCTATGACGATGCTTTCAATTATGAATATGATTTGAAGCAATGTCACCATATTCTTGACTATGCCAAGGTTTGCCCGGATGTAGAATCTGGTAAGCCCATGCCGTTAATGGTTTGGCAGCAAGCTATTTTGTGCTTGCTGCAGGGGTGGCGGAACGAGAGTGGTGAGAAACGCTTTACTTATGCGCTAATTTCAGTGGCACGAACTAACGGTAAGACTTATCTGATGAACATTATATTGACTTATGGCTATTTAATTGAAGCTGGCAATCGTAAAAATTTGGACTTCGCTTACTCTGGGACGACTGAACAAATCAGTAAGAAGGGATTCCGGTACTTAGGCAGTACAATTGATTATCTTGCTGAAAGCCAATCGTATTTCAAGAAGCGAATTAAGGCTAAAGAAATCAACGCTTCAGCTGATCTGATACAAAGCTTTAAGTCACGTAATCAGATTCTAAGATTGACAGCCAATTCCGGTAAATGGGATAGCTATCACTGTAATACGGCTGTATTGGATGAATACGGCGACGCGGCTTATGACGATGATGTTCTAAGCAAGTTATCGTCTGGGCAAATTCATCAAACTAATAAGCAGCTGATCGCTATTTCGACGGCATATGAAAATAGTAATGTGCCAATGTTTCATGATTATCAGCGATTAACGCGAGTCATTGAAAAAGATAATGAGCGCAAGTCTGAAACTAGCCTATTCCTTTGCTGGGAGCAAGACTCAATCGATGAAACAGATCGCCCGGATACATGGGAAAAGTCAAATCCGTTGCTCGGACTAGCTGAGATGCACGAGCGGTTGCTAAAAGGCTTACTTGATGAAAAAGACAAACGAGAAAGCACTGGTAATGTCGCTTGGTTTCAGAATCGCAACTTGAACATGTGGCTGGCAGTCTCGAAAGACAAATACTTACAGCTTGATGATATTCAGAAGTCAGTTGTGCCTAATGATTCATTCACGATTGATGGTCGTGATGTTTACGTTGGTTTGGATATGTCGCGGCTTGATGATGATTCATCGTTGGCTTTCATTTTCCCACATTTCAAAAAAGAACGTCAAATGATGTTTGTTTACCAACACTCATTTGTGCCAACTGCGCATTCACAGCAGAACGTCGTGTTAAAGTCTAAACACGATGGTATTAATTATAGTGACGCGGAAGCCAAAGGCTATGCGGATGTGGCGCGGAATGCGGACGGCCTGATTGATGAGCAGATTATTGGCGATTGGTTCTTAGATTTTATTGAGGAACATCGTTTGAACGTCAAAGCCTTTGTGTACGACGTTCATTTAGCTAGTCCCATGGTGGAATGGATGGATAAAAACCACCCAGAGATACCATTTATCACGCTAAGACAAGGAACGTTATTGCTAGATGCACCAACTAGACTATTGCAGAAACAATTTATTCGTGGCCTAATTACTATGTATGATGACCCGATTCTAAAATACAGTCTGACTAACGCGGTGCTTACCAGTAATAATTATGGTGTGAAGGTCGATAAAGCGGTACATTCAGCTAAAATTGACTGTGTTGACGCCATTATTGATGCCATTAGTGAAGCTCAATATTGGTATACCAGTCCGGACAGACGTGAGGCTGAAGACAGCGCTAAACACCCATTTGCAAATATGAAACCGGATGAAGTTAACGATTATTTCAAAGATGAATTCAGTTTCTAGATGAGGTTAAAATATGAAATTAGATAAATTAGTGTTACTTGTACCATTTATTTTTATTTGCCTTGGCTTCTTATCAATTGTGATAGGAGCCTTTTTGTTTAATCTTATTTTGGGATGGGTTGTGCTCGGAATCGCACTAGTGTTAGTTGCGATAATTTTGGGTGACAGTCCAAAATAGAAATGAGGTGAATTGTTATTAGTATTTATAAACCATTTGAGATGTTCGAGAAACGCTCACAGTTTCTAGGCAGTAAAGGCTATGTTCCTAGTTTCAGCGTTAGCAATGGCAAAGTTATTCCACACAATTTTGTTGATGCACGTCGAGCACTCCAAAATGTCGACATTTTTGCAATGATTAATTTAATTTCAAGCGATATTGCAAGTTGCGCATTTCAGAATACCGGTAAATATGACCATTTACTGAAACAGCCAAGTAAATTGATTAATGGATATTCCTTTTGGCAGTCTAGCCTGATTCAAGCCTTACTAACTGGTAATAGTTATTTGCTGATTCATGGTGAATTAGGCTCTACGCAATGGTTAGAACAGATACCAACGTCACAAGTAAATGTCAATTTAGCAGATGGTCTTGAAAATATTAGTTATGAAATTAATTTTACCGATGATCGTGGTACCGTAGTGGCAGATAATTTTGAAATGATTCATATCAGATTGATGCCGACAGGTGAAATTGTTGGCGGGCAAGAATTCATGGGAATTTCGCCTTTAGATAGTCTCATCTACCCGGTCGAGGTTAGTGAAAATGCTAATCGGTTGACATTGTCCACACTTATAAATGGCATTAATCCAAGTACCATTATTAATGTCCCAGATGCCAAACTTGATAAAGAGTCAAAAAAATCTATCAGAGATAGCTTTGATGAACAAAATACCGGCGAAAATGCCGGTAAAACCATCGTGATGGATCAGTCGGCACAGCTTAGTACGATTCAAATTAATGCGGATGTTGCTAAATTTTTGAACAACTTAGACTGGTCTGCTGATCGGGTTGCTGAAGCGTTTGGTGTTCCTAGTTCATATTTGAACCGCACAAAAGCAGATGCACAAAGCAATAGTCAGCAAATTATGTCGTTTTACGCCAGTTCATTGAATCGGTATATTAATCCGATGATTTCGGAATTGGCATTTAAGTTAAATCTACCTAATTTGAAATTGAATGTTCGTGACAGTACGGACGTAGATGGTAGTCAAATCATCGATATGATTTCAAAGCTCAATACGAGAACAAGTCCTGTGTTCAATGCTGATGAAGTTAAGACATTGCTTGCCGAGAAGGGGGTGATAAGTAATGGAATTATTGGCAACCAAGATTCATAAGGATGAAAATGTTCGCAGCATTTACATTCAAGACTTAAAAACTCGTGATTTATCAAGTGATGATACCACAGCAATTGGCCAAGTAAGCGGTTATGCAGTAGTATTTGGCAAACCCAGTGAAGACATGGGCTTTACCGAGTATATCAGTCCAGACGCTTTCGACGGTGTCAATATGAACAGTGTCATTGCGCTGTATGACCATAACTTAGACAACATTCTAGGGCGGGTCGATAGTGGCTCACTAGAATTAAAGGTTGATCAGAATGGTGTTTTATTCACATTGAACATGCCGAACACGACGTTAGGACGAGATGTTTATGAAAACATCAAGAATGGTAACTTAAAAGGCTGCTCATTTGGCTTCACGATTGCTGATGACGACTGGGAATTTGATAATAACGACAATGTTATTCATACCGTTAATCAAATTGACCAATTAGTTGAAATTAGTATTACAGCATTGCCTGCTTACACGCAAACTTCAGTATCGGTATCACGAGGGCTTAAACAATTTAACGATGATCAACAATACCGGCTCAAGGCCGGTTTTTTGTTGGATTTATTAGAAAAGGAGTGACATTACTTGAAAATCGAAACTTTGCAAGAAGAACTAGCAAAAAATGAAGCTGAGTTAAAAGCTAAAACGATTGCTTCACGATCACTTTTGGACAAGGAAGATAGTGACATTGCCGAAATCAAACGTAGTGTCGATGAAGTAAAGGAATTACGCAGTAAAAGTGACGGTCTACGTGAAAAAATCGAAGCTTTGAAATTGCTAAGTGAAGAAGAAAACCGTGCTTCTAAGACGGATTCTAAGGGTGATTCAGATAAAGAAGATGGTGATAACACCGAAGACGATGGTGAAAGCACTATTGATTCCACTAAAAAGCAAACTAAAAGTTCTAAACGGGATGATGATCCTGATGATAGTGACGATGGTGGATCAGATGATGGCAGTTCTGATGATTCAGAACTTGAGGAAGACTCAAAAACTAAGACTAAAAATAAAAGAGGGTCAGAAAAAGTGAAGACATTAACTAAAGATAAGGAAATGGAAATTAGCAAGCGCGATATGCTTTCTGTGTTAAAAAATGGTAAAACAACACGTGATGTAACTGGGGGTATTGGCTTATCTGATGGGTCTGTACTTATCCCACAAGATATTTTAAACGTAGAACACGAAACACACCAGTTCCCACGTTTAGGCAGCTTAGTTCGGACTGTATCAGTCAAACATACTACTGGCAAGCTGCCAGTAATGTGGGACACTGATGAAAAACTATCAGACCATTCTGAATACGGTGCGACGACTAAAAACAATATGTTGAAAGTTGTTCCAATTAATTGGGATTTGCAAACAAAGACTGGAGCATATGTATACTCACAGGACTTGCTCAGCGATTCCGACTATGATTGGCAATCAGAACTAGCCCAAAGTTTGATTACATTACGTGATAACACTGATGATGACTTAATTATTAAGGCGTTGACCGATGGCGTTACCGCTGTGGAAGCGACTGACTTGGTTGCAGCTATCAAGACGGCACTTAACATGACGTTGAAGCCTAACGATAGTGCAGCCGCTTCAATTGTATTGTCTCAATCTGCCTTTAATGCTTTGGACCAGCTAAAAGACACTCAGGGTCGTCCACTGGTTCAACCAGATTTAACTAAGGGAACTGGTAGCACGATTCTTGGCAAAACGGTTGTTGTGATTGATGATACGTTGTTCCCAAGCGCTAAGGCTGGCGATGTAAATATCATTATTGCACCGTTGCAAAAGGCGGTTATTAACTTTAAAAACAACGAAATTACCGGTAAATTCATGGATACCTATGATGTTTGGTATCAACAATTGGGGATCTATTTGCGTGAAGATGTTGTTCAAGCTCGTAAGGATTTAATTGTCAACATCAAGGGCACAACCAATACTACGTCAGGCTCAACCGCAGGCACTGGAAAGTAGCATTTAACTAGTCGCTAATAAATACACAGTACGGTAACAAGACGGGCGGCTAATTGAAAGGGGGTTATCTAAATTACAATTGATGAAACGTTGGCTAAACAAGTGTGCGATGAGTTGCATATTGATCAGACTGACGAAGAATTGGCTACAATAACTAGTTTGTTAGTATCTAGCCAGTTAATTGTAAATGATAGCATTGAATACTCTGCCTATCCAGATATTGCAGACAGTCCCTTGTATGCACGGGCTATCATCACATTGGCTCAGGCACTTTATTATGATCGCAACCTAGCCAACGGACAGCCCAAAGGTGTTTTACTAATGCTTGATCACTTAGATGCGATTTGCCTCGCTAAGGGGGCTGGATAAATGGCTTTAAATAAACTTACACCGGCCAGATTTAACCGTAAGCTTCAAATAGGCACAACTAAAACTGTTCAGAACCCGATTAATGGAACATCTAAGCAGACGTTTGTAGTCACGGCCAGTTTATGGTGTGCCCCTTACACGAGGAGCATTGCTAGTAGCTACCAATTAACAGCTGAACAATTAGATGAGGTTGTTGTCATCGTACGTCACAATAGCACCGTTAAAGAGGGTGTTAAATGCCAATATCAAGGTAGCCTTTACAGTGTGGTTAACGACAGCATGGACGATTCAAATGGCTATTTAACTTACGACTACCTGACTTTAAAACTCGTTACTAAGGGGGCTTAGCTATGGCAAACGATGATATGGCCGACCAACTAGCAAGCTGGCTTAAAGACGTCCGCAAGCTAGTCCCTAACGAAGATGAACAAGAGAAGATAACCAAAGCTGGCGCTAAAAAGTTAGCTGATAACTTAACCGAAGTCACAAAAAAGGAACACTATTCAAGTCATAAAGACGAGAAGTACGGACACATGGCTGACAATATAAGCTATAACAGCAACGATATAGACGGCGAACATGATGGCAGCTCAATTGTAGGCTGGACTAATAAGTACCATGACATGAATGCTAGGAGACTAAACGATGGTACTAAGTACATTAAGGCTGACCATTTTGTTGACCAGAACCTAGACGATTCACAAGATGATGTCTTTAACGCCATGCTAGATGAGTATAAAAAGGGGGACGATGACTAATGCTATTACCAGTATCACAGGTGGCCAGCCTAGTTAACGCCCTCACTTTAACGTGGCTAGATAAAGTCTACCTTAATGAGATACCTAACGAAGATTTAGACAACACTACTAGTACAGTCATGTTATTACAAGAGACCGATTCAAGCCCGGCCTACCTTGCAAACAACACGTTTAAAGGACTAGCCATGGGTGTTGAAATTCAAATCTTCTACAAGGTTGACCTAGCCGATGATTTTAACCCATTGGAAGCTGAGATAGCTTTAATGAAAAGCCTTAAAGCTTCCGGCTGGTTGATTGTATCTAGTCAGCATCACACAACTGACCCGGATACCAACCAAGTGACCAAAACAATTTACGTAACTAAAAATGAAATGATTTAAAAGGAGATATTTAAATGTCAAAACACAACATTGTAAAAGCAACTTTTGCTTTGCTAGACGATAACGGCGACTTAATTAAAGACGCTACCAAAGGTCTATCTACTGATGGCATCTATGTTGCTGATCACACTGGCGAAGGTTTCAGTCAAATTAACGTGACTGCTATTGAAGCGGCCGGTACGCCTGGTTGGGGGAATGGAAAAATCAAACGTACGGCTTATGGTAAGTCTATGCCTACGCTGGCTTTAACCGCTTTAGACTTGGACTTTAAGATTAATCAAATGCTTAAAGGGTTTACACAAAACCCTAACACAGGTGCTTGGGTTCGTCAGTTACCTAAGCCTCATGTGGCGATGATTGCCGAATCACAATCATTAGATGGGGATATCTCAATTTATGAATGCTTCAACAACATTGAATTCGTTGAAGAAGCGTCTAACAACAGCACCGATACGAACAGTCAAGTTGCTTACTCAACAACTTTGAACGGTACTGTCTTAGCGCCATTAAAGCCAGACATTTTCCTAGCTGCCAACGGCGTACAACAACCCTACGTGATTGCCAAGTCAAATGACGCCAACTTCAAACTAGATAAGCTCATGGCTGAAACGTTTGGTGGCTACACCAGTTCAACAAGTGTAGTGCCCGGCAGCTCGACTGGTCACTAGTAACATTTTAAAGGCTTACCGCTAATGGTAGCCTTTTTAATACATACAAATTTAAATAAAGGGGTACAAACAATTATGAAAATCAATGCTAAAAATTACTTTAAAATCAACAAGACAGCTGACGTAACGCCAACTAACAATATCATTCGATTAGCTACAAAAGTTCAAATCGGCATGTTGGAATCACATGATGCTGAAAAAGAGATCACTGAACTAGACGCAATGAAAAACGGCCTAGAATTACAGGACGAAATGACCGGCTTTGTACAACGGGTTATGGGCTACACTGACAAGCAGATGGAAACGATTAACGATACCATCTCAATTGAACGGTTTGGCGAAGGTGTCGGTTACCTAATCATGCGCTTAAACGGTATCTCTGACGCTGACATTAAGCTGTCTGAACAGAAGCAACGTAAAGCCATCGAAGACGCTAAGTCGTCAAAATAAGCCGGCACAAGCGTAACAGTGAGCTTAAAAAGGAAGTCCTAAAGTTGAAAAACCAACAGGAAGACTTCAACTTGCTAGCTCAACAATTATTAACCGAGGGGTTATCACCGAAAGAATTTGATGATAGCTCTTTTTTCAGTATGATGGCAACTTTGAACGCTCGTAAGAAGGAAGATCGTGCTGAGCTAGTTGATCCATTAGAGGCCATCAACTCAACATACGGCCTTTAGCGCTTGTGCCTAAAAGGAGGTTAAAAAAGAATGGCTAAAAAAGTAGTCGGCCGTGAGATGACCAGCAAAGTTGGCTTAGATTCAGCAGAAGCTGTTAAATCACTAAAGACGTTGACGGCCGAGGTTAAAGCCAATACTAGTGGCTGGAAAGCCCAAGAGACGGCTTTAAAATCAGCTGGAGAGTATCAAAAGGCGGCCGCATCTAGGGTAGACGGGTTAGCTAAGTCAATGGAGATGCAAAAGTCTAAAATTGATGAGTTAAAGTCCCGTCAAGCAGGCTTAAACCGGGATACTAAAGATGGTGAAGAAGCTTATTTAAAGCTGTCTGATCAAATTAACAAGGCTAGTCGGTCATATGACTCAATGGGTGGCCAGCTAGACCGGGCCAAGTCTAAATTACAGTATTACAATTCAGGTCTAGCCGATCTACAAAAGGGCTATAAACAGAGTACAGCTTTAAGCGAATCCTATGTGAAGCGCCTAGAAGCCGAGGGTAGGTCAGCCGAAGCTAACAAGGCTAAATTGGGTGGTTTAAAACAAGCCTATTCTAACATGGAAGCTCAGTATAAGGCTCAAACTAACGAACTGGAACGGATTAAGACGGCCAGTGGTGCTACTAGCGACGCTTATAAACGTCAACAAGTACGTGTTAATGAAACTGCCACTAGTATGGCTAAACTGAAAAGTGAAACTAATGAGTTAGATTCAGCCATGAAGAAGTCTAATGCTAGTGCCTTTACTAAAATGCTGGATTCCGCCAAGTCTAAATTAGGCTTAGTCCGAGACGAAGAGAAGAAAACTAATGACGAGACCAAACATTTTGCCATTGGAGCTGCTATTGGTAACACAATTAGTAATGCCGCATCTAGTGCAGTGGGCTACATTAAAGGGGTTACCAAACAAGGTTATGAACTAGCCGAAGCTGGGGCTACGATTAAGAAGCAGTGGACTAATTTAGGTCTGTCTGACAGTGAAGCAACTAAGATGACGGCTCAAATTGGTGACATTCGTTCTAAGGCTAACATGTCCGGTGGCGCTATCGATGCCATGCAGAAGAAATTCTATGCTATGACCAACAGTACCACTAAAGCCCGTGCCATGACCGAGGTATTAACTAGCTATGGATCAGCCGCAGGTAAATCAGGCGACCAGATAGCTGGGCTTACTCAAGGGGTTGCTAAACTAGCTGGTAGTTCTAAAGTAACAGCCAGCCTATTTAAGCGTAACTTTAGCCAAGTGCCTGAGCTTCAAAAGGCCATTATCAAAGCTAGTGGTATGTCAACCACCGCCTTTAACAAGCAGTTGGCAGCTGGGAAGATTACTGGCTCACAATTGCAAGGCTATATGGTCAAGGCCGCTAAAACAAGTGGTAAAGCATGGTCAGAGTTCGGTGCTACGACTAAGGGCAAAATGGCAGCCATTAAAGGTACCTACACCAATTTGAAAGTAGCGTTTGCCAAGCCCTTAGTTGCTGGTGTCGAAAAGGCTATTGATGGGGTCTCTAAGAAGAAGGGCGCTTTAGACAATGTAAAAAAGTCTTTAAGTGGCCTAGTTGGCACACTTGGCAAAAAAACCGGCCAGTATGTCGGTGATGTTATTAGCTTTCTAGTCAAGCACGAAAAGTCAATCGAGAAGACTGGTGGTGCGATCGCTAGTATTGTTGGCAGTTTAGCTAAGGGTGCATGGTCAGCTGTAGCTGGTGCTTTAAAGCTGATTGGCGGGCATTCAAAGGACGCTTCTAAAGGTATGAATGGAGTGGCTGGTGCTACTGCCGCTATTGCTAAGCACAAGACCGCCATTGAAAATGTTGGTAAAGCTATCATGGTTTATTTAGCGGTGTCTAAACTAAAGGCTATTGGTAGCACCATTTATGGGGTTGCCGGTGGAATTGGTAAGGTCATTGCAGGCATGGTTAGCCTAGTCAAGTCAGAGAAGGTAGCAACTGCCACTCAATGGTTACTCAATGCCGCGCTTGATGCTAACCCGATTGGTATTACAGTCATTGCTTTAGCCGCACTTACTGCTGGTTTAGTAGCCGCTTATAAGTACATTAAGCCATTTAGAAAGTGGGTTAATGGTATTGGTACCTCGATGAAGAAACTATTTACTGGCAAGTATGACTGGGAAAAGAAAGTTGGCTCAGCCCTAGGTAAAGTTGGTAACACCATGGGTAAATGGGCTAAAACCACTACCGGTTTCTTTAAAAAACACAAGACCGAGATATTAACTACTTTGATTAACCCATTTGCGGGCCTGGCTACATGGTTCTTAAAGGACACTAAAACTGGTAAGAATGTTCAAAAGTGGTCTAAAGGTTTTAGCAAAGACATTAAAAAAATGGGCTTTAAGAAAGCGATGGAAAAACAGGTCAATGACGCTTCTAAGGCGTTTAGCAAGACCAAGTTCGGCAAGTGGTTTAAGACCGTTTCAGATAGTTTCAACGCTTGGAAGTCTAGCTTTAAGAAGAGTTGGAATAAGCATTGGTCTGATACTGGTAAGACAATGAAGGCTGATTGGAACGGTTCCGTTAAGAACACTAGGAACTTCTTTAGCACCGTTGGCAAGAAGTGGAACGGCTTTAAAAACGGTTTTAGAAAAGGTTGGAACAGCCACTGGAATGCTATGACTCGTAATTTGCATAGCGCTTGGAGCAGTTCCTACAAGCACACTAGAGAGTTCTTTAGTAGCATGGGTAAGAAGTGGAACGGTTGGAAGTCTAGTTTTAGAAAGAGTTGGAACAGCCACTGGAATGATATGCGTTCCAACTTAAACCACTACTGGAACAGGTCAATTAAACATACCAGAGACTTCTTTAGCAGTATGGGATCAAGATGGGTTGGATGGAAAAAGAGCTTTGCGCATAGCTGGGACAGTCATTGGAACACCATGCGGTCTAACTTGCATAGCTATTGGAACAAAGACCTGAGCCATACTAGAGTGTTCGGCCATTCAATGGGTGACTGGCTATCAACATTCAAGGGTAAATTTAAGGGTGGCTGGTCTATTTTAGGCACTGGCGTTGAAAATATCTTCAAAGGCCTTTGGAAGGATTTAAAGAACTTTGCTAAAGATGGCATGAACGATGTCATTGACATCATTAACGGTGGGATCAATGCGGTTGATAGTGTCATCCATACGTTTGGTGGTAAGAAGAAGACTATCGGTGATTTAAGCCATGTTCATTTTGCCGAAGGTACTGGTCGGAATCCAATTACACGTCCTACTATGGCAATGCTAAATGATGGTAATGATAGTCCTCAAACTGGTAACAAAGAAATGGTCATGCTGCCTAATGGTGACTCAGGCATTGTTCAAGGACGTAATACCAAGATGATGTTACCCGCTGGATCAGAAGTGCTAAGCGCTAGTGAAACAGCCATGTTAATGGCAATGCAAGGCGTGACCAAGTATGCCAAAGGGACTGGATTCTTTGGTGATATTTTAAACAGTGTCACTAGTGGTATCTCAGGCGTGACTAGCTGGGTTGGTAAAAAAGTTGGCAGTTTAGAAAAATTCTTTAAGACCGCCGAAAATATTATCGCTCACCCAATTAAGTCACTAGAAAACCTATTTAGCTGGTCTTCTAAGGGCATCTCAGGCGTCATAAGTAACATTGGTCACGGCCTATTTAATGGCGTTGAGAAGCAAGCTAAGACATGGTGGTCAACCCTGTGGGGTGGCGTTAGTGACAGCCTAGACAGTGGCGCTTCTAGTTCTACGCTAGTTAATGCGATGGAGAAATATGGTGCCACCAACAAGTATGTCTACGGTGCTGAAGGTCCTAATGTGTTTGACTGTTCCGGCCTAGTCGAGTACACCCTAAAGAAACTTGGAATTAGCTTCCCACGGACTAGTGGTGAGCAGTACAGGGCGTCTAAGCATGTCAGCAATCCTAAACCAGGCGACTTGGTGTTCTTTGGCCCAGGTGGTAGCGATCACGTTGGGGTATATACTGGTAATGGCGAGTTTTATAGTGCTGAAAATGAAAAAGACGGTATGGGTATCAGTAAAGTTCATGGCGGTGGCTATGGATCGTTTGCCGGTTACGGACGAGTACCCGGATTATCAGACAGCACTGGCTCGGATAAGACATCTAAGTCTAGTGGCCTGTTAGGCACCATTAAGAAGCAAGTAGGTAGTGGTTTCTGGAAGTTTATCAGCAAGTTAGCCGATGAGTTTGGCGATGGCGGTAGTAGTAACCCCGGTGGTTCAGGTGTTCAACGTTGGAAGCCAGATGTTATCAAAGCCTTGAAGAAGAACGGCTTTGAAGCGAGTGCTAGTCAAGTATCGGCTTGGATGAAAGTTATTGCGCGTGAATCAAACGGTGACCCTTCAGTGATTAACAATTGGGATCCTAACGCTCAAAGAGGCACTCCATCTAAAGGGCTGGTTCAAACTATCCAGCCAACATTCGATGCTTACAAGTTCCCTGGTCATAATAATCCACTTAATGGTTATGATGACTTACTAGCTGGTATCCACTATATGAAGGCTAAATATGGGTCAGGTCCTAGTGCGTTTGCTCGTGTTAGTGGACCAGAAGGCTACGAGAACGGTGGCATTATAAACACTAACCAGTTGATTGAGGTTGCTGAGCATAACAAGCCTGAAATGGTGCTTCCATTGACCAATAAATCACGTGCTAACCAGTTAATTTCACAGGCTAGTCAAGTGGTAAATGGCAGCAATGGCAGTCAAACTTCGTCAACAGACAGCGAAAGCAATAAGAAACTTGATAAAGTTATTGCATTATTAGCAGCTTTAGTATCAGGTCAAGGCAATGTACAAGCATTCATTGCTAAGTCAGACGTAATTGATACCATTAAATCTGAAAATAAGACAGCTTCACAATATTCACAAATGATGGGGTACTAATCAAAGGGTTGTCCTTAATTGGGCACCCTTTTTACATAGTTAAACTTAAAAAGGAGGTTAAATCGTGACCTTACAACGAGATGATTTTGAATATGCTGGCTTAAATAGCCGGGGCGATTTACAGGTTGAAATGGGAAACGTGGTATTGCCTAGCGCGCCGGCCATGGCTGAACAAGTGACTGACATACCGGCCATGTATGGTAACCAATTTAATGGCACGGACTTTACGAGCCGGGCGATTAGTATTCCAGTGTCAATCTACTGTGCTGATAATCAAGACGCCTTTAATCAGGTGATGCACAATTTAAGCGGTCTGCTATTAAGCGATGACCCTAGCGATAATGGTAAAGAGTACCCACTAGTATTTGGCTTTGAACCTAAAGTGACCTACTGGGGGCATATTACCGCGATTAGTGACCCGGCCCCGATTAACACGGGTATGTATGACATGACACTAACCATTACTTTTGCGCAGTCTGATCCCCGGGCAACCCTGCCACAGGTTGAGACACCCTTGAAGAACGGGCTAAATACAATCACTGTTGATGGTACCGCTAGAACGGAACCAGTTATTCAGATCATACCTAAGCGGGATTTAAAACACATTGGTTTTACCTTAAATGGTGGTGAATATGGGCTAGGGCCAGATAGTGATGAAGACCAAGCAGTGGCGGTACAGCCTTACACGCAAGTTGTGAACAGTGACGTATTAAATACCATGGCTGAGTGGACTAATGATGCCAATGCCATTGCTCAGATGAAGACCGCCGGCAAGTACATTTATCAAGGTGAAGCTGATAGCAACCGAGATACCCAAGTATTAATGGTCAAGCTAGCTAATGGGGTTAAACAATATGGTAGTCATCAACCAGACTGGTATGGCCCCGGTGTTCGTTTTACTGGCATGACTAACAGTCTGACTAACTATCGAGTTAAGACTAGAATCCACCACATTAAGCACTCAGGTACCCATAATGGGCGCGCGATGGGGCGGGTAGAAGTTCTGCTTTTAGACCCTAACGGAGCTACAATTGGCCGGTTTGGTCTAGCTGATTCTAGTTCCGGTGGCACCCCAACGTGTTACTTACAAATTACTAAACCGGGTGGTGCTTTTGCTGGCGGTGATGGTAAACATGAAACGCTATTTATGGGTAAGGGCCCTTCAGGTAGCTCTAGCAATGGCCGTGACCAGAAGATTAAAATTAAGACTGGCACTACGACTAAGACGGTAGTCAAACGGTCACGCAATAAGCATGGAAAAGTGACAACTAAGACCATTAATGAAAAAGTTGACAAGTATATCACCGTGGTTAACAAAGAAGAAAAGTCGGCGTTAAGCACTAGTTGGCTAGAACTCGACTTAATCAAAAATGGCAAGGTGTTTAGCTGGTCAATCACGCAATACTACACCAGTGGCAGTCACAATGGTCAACCATGTAAAGACCCTAAACGGTTCCTGATTGTACACGGCACGTTTGTTGATAGAAATTCAAATTATCAATCGGCTTTAGGTGGTATCGGTGGAGTGTTCTTCAAACATTCAATTGCCGAAGATGACGAAAATGTAGGCTATGAAAACTCGTTTATGTCAATCACCCACCTAGACATTTACCAAGTTAATGATGTGGCTCAGGACGCACCTAAGTACATTGCTAATGCCGGTCAAGAGATTGTTCTAAATTGTGAGACTGATAGCACCACAGTGGGCGGTAAGCTAGCTAGTCCAATCTGGTCAACGGACTATCCCAAGCTTAGTCCGGGGGTTAATAGCCTAACTATGATTGGTGACCTAGATGACGCACAAATCACACTTAAATATCTACCCAGATTACTCTAGCAACACTTAAAGGCTTCCCAATTAAGGGTGGCCTTTTTTACATAGCTAAAATAAAGGAGGTTCAACAATGTCATTAAATAACCAATATCTGGTTTTAAATTCAGCTTTAAAGCGGATTGGTACCCTGACTGTTGATGGTGCCACCAAGTTCTCTAATGATAGCGTTAAAATTCAAATGGCCGACTCAGACACGACTAGCACTAGCTATGATGATGACGTTAATGTGGGTACTAATGACACATTTAACGGCACGATTAATCTAAATGCCCAGTCTAAAAAGTTTGACCATCAAGGCCAACTAGACGTGCTTCAAGGCCAGCCGGATTCAGATAAAGTAGTAGCCGGTAACAATATCGCCTATTATGACGAGCTATCGGGTCATTGGTATGTCATGCGTATATACAGCGTGGAAGAGAGCAATACCGCTGCTGTTAAACACGTCACAACGGCTAACTTTACCAACCTATGCTTGTACAGTTTAGCTCATCATTATCCGGTAGCCACTACAGCTAGTGCTAGTTCGATTCAGACAGCCTTTAATGAGTGTTTTAATGCCACTGGTTGGACGCTAGACTACCAGACCACTAATGTAATGACACCATCTATTACCATTGACGGCAAGACTAAAGCTAGTACGCTGATTCAGACACTCATTCAAACGTATGATGTTGAAATTGACCCATATGTTGAGATTGATAGCCAAGGAAACATCACGAAAAAGGTATGTGTCATTACCGACCAGCTGAACAATGATGTGGTTTATAACGAGGCGGTATTCGGTAAAAACATGACTAGTATTAAACGGACAACGGTATCAACACCTGTTACTAAGCTGATTCCTTATGGGGCTAATGGTAGCACAATCGCCTCGGTTAATGATGGTAAGCCCTATATCGTTGATGATGAAGCCAACCAGCAATATAACCCCGATTGGCAAGCTGGACTGTACTATGAAGCCATTGTTACTGCTAATCAGATTAGTAACTCAGCCGGTTTAAAGTCATGGGCTCAGGATATGCTCAAGCTATACAACCACCCTAGAACGTATTATGAGGTGAATGTAACACCCAACTTTAATCCGCCTTTAGGTGCCACTATCAGGTTTAAAGATGAGTTAATTGAGCCCGTATTAGACGCGAGTGGTCGCGTTATTCAACGCACTATTAGCAAGGCTAACCCTTATGGCAACACGGTTGGGTTTGGCGAGTATACAACTGTTCAAGTGGCCACCCCGGCCTGGATGGAACAATATCAAAATGCTCTCAGTAAGGCGGTTGACGCTGCCAAGAAAGATGCCAGTTCGATTAAACCGGTTGCTTTAACGCCTGACGGTAACAATTTCACGGATACCACCCAAACTAAACGGTTGATTTTACAGGCTTGGGAAGGTAGCACCAATATTTCATCATATATTGACAGCAAGGGCTTTATCTGGCGCCGTTATAATACCGATGGCACGGTTGACACTAGATACCAACAAACAGGCTACTTAATCAATGCGGGCAGTGATGCTGTCGGTACCTTACACGGCACGATTGAAGCTGACTATATCCAAGATGATCCCGAGATTAAGCTAGACACCACTGGTATTAGCTATTTAGGCGTCTATGGTCCCGATGATAATGGGGCGCATTCAGCGACCCAATATATGGCACGTTTAAGCAATGGGCAGTACCTAACTAGTCGGGCTCGTGATGACAGTGGGTCTAGTGATACCATGTTTGCTTTACAGGATAGCAAGTTTGCCGTGCAGTCAGTGATGTTACAAGTCCATGGGCAACATGGTGGGACATTCGGCGTGCAGGAGGTCAATAACACGGTCTATATCTGGAACATTGTGAGCTTAAAGAACGATGGTAATTACATTCTCGTGCGGTTCCCATATGTAGCGGGGCTTACTTTACAGCCTACCGATAGTCGTGTTCAACAGATTATGGCACTCAAAGGTTACGGCCGAATTAACTATGACCGTCAACATGATATGGTTTCAATCGGTTATAACAATGGTAGCACAGACATTCTCAAAGCTAGTGACCTGCTAGCCGGCAATTACAACGTGCTATACAACTTTAATATCACGGATTATGGGATTGATTTTAATAAGAATACTTACCAATCGGAGTGTTTAGACTTCCCATACTTCTACTTTGCGGCTGGTGGTGGTGAAGCTGAAACAACCGATGACCCCCATAAAGTATGGGCGTTAAATGTTGTGCATAAAGGAGCCGAGTTTGAAGCTTACTTTGACAATGATATGGTAATGCCCAACCTAACCGATGAAAGCCGTGAAGTGGAAACTTGCAACGTCTTTTACCAAGGCACACAGGCCTACTTGTTAGTGACCTTTAACACGCGGGTACTAGAAATTGACCCCTATTCAGCTGAAAAGGAAAAGGTGTACACAATACCCATTACGAAACGATCGGCAGCTAGTGTGATTGATAAGGGGACAATCAATGAAAATGATAGCACGGCTGATTAGAAGGGAGGTGAATTAAATGGCTGAATCTAACGCAACTCAGGTCATTCTAACCGATGATGGCATTAAAATTATCAAGGCTCAAAATACGGCTGACAATGCAGCTAGTCAGGCAGAAAATGCTGATAGTGCCGCTTTAATCGCACAGTCTACAGCGAATGCCGCTAAATCAGCCGCAGATAGCAATTACAACTACGCCAATTCAGAAATAGCCGTCCAGTCTAATGCTACTGCTAAGGCTCAAAGTACAGCTGATAATGCCTTTAGCCAAGCTCAAGCAATTGGTAGTCAAGCTAGTGCTGAAATAAGCAGCAACTCTACAGCTACTGCTAAAGCTAAAAGTACGGCTGATAATGCCTTTAGCCAAGCAACTACAGCAATAGACAATGGCAAAGTAACTAGTCAAGCAGTGACAGACCTAAAAGACGGTTCCAAGCTAACGATTGCTGACCTAGAAAATGGACTAGCTACCAAGGTTGCTAACTCAGACTATGCTAGTTACAAGGTTCAGACAGCTAGCCAGATAGCGCAGAAAGTTGATAATGGTGCTTTCTCAGCCTATCAAACGACTACCGCTGACTTAATAGCCCAAAAGGTGGCTACTAAGGACTTTTCAGCCTACCAAGCTACAACCGCTAAGTCGATTGATAGTAAGGTGTCGTCTAACGACTTTAACACGTACAAGACACAGACTGCTGACCTGATTGATGACAAAGTTTCTAGCTCAGAGTATGCGTCTGACAAAACACAGACTGCCAGTGAGATAGCTGATAGAGTAAGTAATAGTGCTTTTTCAACTTATCAAACACAAACAGCTAGCCAGATAGCCCAGAAAGTTGATAATGGCACCTTCTCAGCTTACCAAACAACTACCGCTGGCTTGATAGCCCAAAAGGTAGCTACTAGTGACTTTTCAGCCTATCAAGCTACAACCGCTAAGGAAATATCTAGCAAGGTAGAATCTAGTGACTTTCAAACTTATCAAACACAGACTAAGGATATGATTGCTAGCAAGGTTTCTAAATCAGATGCTAATAATGCCAACTTAATTCCATATTCAAGCAACTTTACTACCCCACTTACTGGTTGGACATTAATGAACTGGGGGGCAACTGACCGGAAACTATTAGTGACTACACATACTTTCTACCAGAACGGCACTGGGGCACTGCTTTATTTAAATACAGCTCAAAATGGTACTGCTGCCGCTGGCTCAAATCGTTTTCCATTATCACCAAATACAACTTATACGTTCCAATTTAAAGCTTTTGCATCTTCTAATGTTGTCGGTGCAAATGTCTATTTGTTAACTAGGACTTATGGGTCTACTAATGATTACGATATCGTTCACGGACTGTTTACGAATTTGGTAACTTCTCCGTCACATATTGACCAGTATACGGTTACTTTCACAACTGGAGCTAATGATAACGAAGGCTATATTCGAGTTGACAACATCGGGTCTAATAATAGCGCTTCTTCTGGTTTATTCTTTACAGAGCTAAAACTAGAACTTGGTGGTGTGGCCACACCTTACGTATATGGTGGTCAAGACTCTATGATTTCTCAAATGTCTGATGATATTAACCTTAGAGTTACTAAAGATGGCTTGATTGACCAGATTAATATTCAGGCCGGTAATACCCTAATATCATCTAGTGGTCAACTAACGCTAGCTGCTGACACGATTTACTTTGATACTAAGAAGCCAGTTATAATTCCTAACGCGAATATTACTGATACATTAAACGGTAAAACATTCCATGATGGTGACATTATCAATGACGCTAACAATACTAGTAATTTTTATCCATTCACCATTGAACCTACTGGCAAAGCTTCCACGACACTCTTTAACTCAATGGACGCTCTAAGGACAGAGATGAGTGGTGGCGGACTAAGAACCATGTATCGCGCCATAAACTCTTCCGGAAGTCAATATGAAGCTTATGATGGCAATTTTAGTGGCGATATAATTTCTTTGAACTCTGGCTTTACTAATGGCAAGGATATGTCATTCTCACAATCTGTTTCCGGTAATCAATTAACAGGCCAAGTCGTGCTTAGCCCGTTAAACGGGATCCATTTATGGGGAAGCACGCAATCTATTCATTTTAGTGGTCTTCAAATGAATGGCACGGGTATTACCATGAATAGCTATGGTAATATTCTGGCAGATCAGGGTTCGACTTGGTGGCGTGTTGTAGACTTTTCTGGCAAAGAGATTGCTAATTTTGGCACGGATGTCGCAGGAAGCAATGCGATTGAGTTTAATCGTGAATTAGATATTGGCAATTTCCATATTAATACCGGACATACTTTCACTAGTTGGGACAAAGGGGCTATTCACTTTGCCAAGGGCGGTGGCGGTGCAGCTGATATTTATGCAGGCGCCGTTAACTATACTAGTTTGGTTAAATCGTCCCTATTAAGTGTTAAGCGGGACGTTCAAAAGGCTGATACGGCCTATTGGGCACAACTAGTTAACTCAATTGACTTGGCAACATATCAATACAAAACCGACGATAATACCAGTCATTTGCGATTATCTAGCATTGTTGACGACGTTAATGTAACAAAACAGTGGCAATTGCCAGATGTATTTATTAGTCGTGATGAAAACGGCAGGTTAAATGGGGTGGATGACAGTGTGCTTTTAAATGCCACCCTAGCTACGGTACAGGAACAACAAAAGCAGATTGATCAATTAAACGGGCACAATATGGAACTAGAGGCTAGATTAAATAAATTGGAGGCCAAATTAAATGGATAGTATTTTGATTACGAATTATAAACCAGATTACACGAACAATATTATGACGATCAGCATTCAGATTAACACGCTAGGAATTAGTTCACAGGTCAGTATTACCATGGATGAATTTAACGCTGCCATTGCTGAAGGTGCTGGGGGAGCAGATAGGGTTAAATTGAAGGTGTTGAACACACTGATTGACAGTCTGACCGCTTTAAAGCCAGTTACCACAACCACACAGGAGGCTTAAATTATGAATATCGATGCACAAGCTTTAATCAACAAGCTGACGAGTAACTATGCCCAAGCGATTGCCCTTAAAGATCAGCAATTAGCGATGGCGCAAGTTCAAATTGACCAGCTTAATGCCAAGTTGGCTGAGAAGGAGGCACCTAAAGATGGCGAAAACGCTTAGTTTTACCGATACTTCACCACAAACGGTTAAAATTGGTGATACCACCACTAGCTTTACGTTAATTTGTGGCAATGATAACGTGGCCACTGATTTAACTAATGTTACTTCAATTACTGTTAAACTGGGCAATACTAGTGGCTATCTTAAATCGTCCACAGTTGACCCAGCTAGTTTAACGGACCCAACGACTGGTCAGATCGTGCTAGCTTTAACAGCGGATTTAATGATCGACTTAACAGCGGGAGATTATCAGCTAGAAGTATGGGTGGTTGATAGTACCGGGACGTCAATTTACCCGAGTGAGTCAACGTTACAGTTCCAAATTAATAATAGTCTTGAATAGGGGGTAGACAATTGAATAAACGTAAATTAAAGGCACTCATCTTAACGGTGGGCGCCATTTTTATGGCCTTTTTGATGGTCAATGTTACCAGTCAGGCTTCAACTAGTCGTGATCAAGGGCCGGATTGGTCTAAGTATAACGGTAATAGTGGGACATTCGGCTATAGCACCGATAAGTTCGTGCTATCACAGGCGGGTGGTTTTTATGGTGGCACTAATATTCCTCAGACCACGTATAACAGCCAAGTTAAATCAGCTCAACAGGCTGGTAAACGGGTGCACACCTATTTATGGGACGGTGTCGGTGGCAATATGACCAATGCCAAGGCTATGATGGCCTATTACTTGCAACGCGTTAAGACGCCAAAGGGTAGTATTGTAGCACTAGACTATGAGGATGGTGCTTCAACTAGCATGTCAGCTAACACTAATGTCATTCTAGCTCAGATGAAGCTGATTAAGGACGCTGGATATACCCCTATGCTGTATTCCGGTAAAGCTTACCTCAATGCTCATGTTAATGTGGCTGCTATTGTTAAAGCCTATGGTAGTTGCCTGTGGCTAGCTGAATATCCAGACTATCTGGTGAGAACTAGCCCTGATTACAACTGGTTTCCTAGCATGGACGGTGTGGCTATCTTTCAGTTCACTAGTACTTACAAAGCTGGCGGTTTAGATGGCAACGTTGATTTAACAGGCATTACTAAGTCAGGTTACACGACTGCTAGCAAGAAACAAGCCCAAATCAATGTTAAGAAGGCTCAGGTAGCTAAGTTTAAGGTTGTTAAATACAATCAGCGAGGGGTGTTCTATCCTAACCGGACACTGGCCGTTCGCTACACGGACTCAGACAAGGTACGTCAAGTGGCTACCTATTACAGCGGTGAGAGTGTAACTTACAACGCCGTCATTATTGAACATGACTATGTATGGGCACGTTACACCCGTTCAAATGGCCAGTATGGCTTCATTAAGCTAGGCGTCACCAACGGGCCGGACTACGGTAAGCGAGTTACTGGTCAGCTGGTTAGTCATACGTATTACACAGTCAAGTCTGGCGACAGCTGGTGGACAATTGCACAACGCAACGGCCTGAGCATGACTGCATTAGCTAGTCAGAACGGCAAGACGATTTACACCACTATCTATCCCGGCCAGCGATTGGTGGTGCGGTAATGGCACAATATGATGATACAACTAAGTTATTAATGGATATTCAAAAGGATGTGGCCACCACCAAAACGAAAGTTGAGAACATCGAAGAAAAGCTGAATCAAGTTGACGATATTGGCGACAAAGCAGACAAGGCACTGGCCAAGTCAATTGAGGTCGAGCATGAGATAGGACGGGTTACTCAAACACAGAATTGGGTTATCGGTGTCCTGGTTAGTGGCGTGCTTGTCACGTTGCTAGTATATGTTGCAGAGAAGTTTTTATAGGAGGTAAAATATGATTAAAAAAATTAGTTTTAAGAATGTTGATGGTAGCTTGAATGGTAAGTTGATCGCTGGAATTATTTCGTTATTAATTGTGTTGGTTCAACAAGTCTTTGCCATGTTTGGCATTAAGTTTACTGGTGACTGGTCAGCCATTGTTGCCGTTATTAACACAGTATTAACGATCCTTGGTATGCTGGGCGTTATTACTGACGTTCAAACAGTGACAGTACCAACAGTTAAAAGTGACGAGGAAAGCCAAGTTGAAGCGACGGCTAATAAAGTTGCTGACGAAGTGCAAACACCAACGTCCACAGTCGCTGCAGTGGATAGTTCTGCATCATCTGACACTGAAACGGCGTCAGAATCCGCCTCACAAACAGCAAAATAG